AACAACAGGTGCAACAGCAGGTGAAGCAGCAGGTATAACCGCCTCTACAGCCGCAGATACAGCGTCAGATATGGCAGATACAGCAGCGGATATAACAGGTACAGTAGGTACAGTAGCAGGTACAGCCGCGGATACAGCAGGTACGTTTCGTCGTTCTATTTCATCTTGTATTTGCTGACGATCACGTGCATTTGTATTGGTATTCTCTAGAAGTGCGCGTAGTTCATCATTCGTAAAAGAGGAAAAGTTTATAGCATTATTTTCGGATCCCTGACGAAGTTTGTTATTGTTGAGGTGCGACATATTTTCCACATTGTTATTGATTTGTGATTTGACAGGAGCAACTGCAGATGAGTTAGGTAGAATCTCGGGTGATGAAAATGGTATTTTTCTTTCGATTAACATATTGCGTACCATATTTCGTTCATCACCTTTCACAGTAGGGTCATTCCACAGTCCTTTTAGTTCATCGTTGGTGAGGGTAGTCATATTACTTTCCTCTTTAACCACGTTTAATGGAAGGCGCATTCGTCTACGTTTAAACTCTTTCTCTAAAATGGAGCGTGATGTAGGATTGGTTGTTTTCATCCATAAATTAATCAAGTTTTTCTTTTTAAAAGTGGATATGTCGTATATATTTTCCTCTTTGTCATCTTCGTCCTCATCGACATCTTCTCCAAAATCAATGTTTTCGATGATATTTTCTTGTGGTATTTGCAAACCTCGTTTGATAAATTCGTTACGAATGATATTTCGGCTGTCCTTATTTGTTTCATCAATCCATAATTGTTTCAGATCATTTTCTGATATATTTGCCATAGGATTATTTTCTACAGAGGATAGATTCACATCATTATTTGGAACAACGTTTGCTACCGAGTTTGCAACAGCATTTGGAATAACGTTTGGAACTGCATTTGGAATAACGTTTGGAACAACATTTGCTACCGAGTTTGCAACTGCATTTGGAGCAGCGTTTAACTCAGGTATCTTTAATCCTCGTTTGCTAAACTGATTTCGAAGAATGTTCCTGTTTTCTTCATTTGTAACATTTCTCCATAGGTTAATCAGTTGATTTTCAGGAACGGATGCCATAGGATCATTATCTACATCATTCTCAACAGCGGCAGAAATAGGCGGTTCTTCCTCTAGTAAATCTGCAAACAGGTTCTCATTTTCCTGATAGGCATTGGAGTTTGCTGATTTCTGTAAACTAACAGACGGTTGTACAGAATTATTATTTTCAGGAATGTTCCCGAATGGGTCATTGAAATTATTAGTCCCTTCTTCGTTGTTAGCATCCATACTATTTATATCCTATGATTTCATTTTAGATCCTAAGAATCACCCGTACGAACCGGATAGAAGTTCTTTAAGATTTTACCAGCTTTTAACAAGATCTCCCGTTTTTCAACATTATCCGGACGAATCTTTGCAATGGCATCATCTAAACTGCACCACTGAATATCGCCCACTTCGCGTACCATATGAAAATTGTCAGAATGTAGTTCTACCTCCGTTGATTGATTACAAATAGCAATGTAATATTTATGACAGTAATGGGTATGATTGGAACCCACAAAAGTTTCCGAAATACTGTGTGTATTTTGAATCAAAGAAATGTCTGCATTTTTAATTCCAGTTTCTTCCTGAAACTCGCGTAATGCACAATGAACATCCGTTTCATATGGATTTCGACGACCCTTTGGAAAGCCCCATTCAGGTTCTACCCAGCGTGTAGGATGTTCAGCAATCCACTGAGGCAAATGTTCCTTAATGATTCCAAAACGTCGTTCGGAAACGTCATATTCATTACGATGGGAGCGACTGCTAGCAGAATCACCCCATAGATCGTACCATAATTGTACAAAGGTTCGCGTAGTAAGTGATTGATGCTCCTTCATTGTCATCCGTTCAAGAAGTGAGCCAATGTAGGCAACATCGTGAACGGTATATTTTCCACGAATAAACTCCACAAAAGCTAATGAATTTTTTCGCTTAATTAACAAAAATTGTACGGAATCTAAATCAGTAGATGATGTCATTGTAGTAGAAAATGGAGATTGTACTGCATCATCACGATACCGAACTGCAATTAAACCATAACTTGTTACGGGAGACTGACACGAGCGAAAGACGTGGCCATTTAGACCACAATTAGTGCAATGTTGTGTCCGGATTGTTAGCATATTATGATGTATTACTCCCTTACTATATCATAGTCGTGCAGGCTTTATATCTTGTGTAATAGAGAACAATAAATCCACATTGATCTAAATAGAATGGAGTTTCCTCCCAGTGTATGGGGTCCTTTTTTTTGGCATACGATGCATATTGTTGCGTTGGGGTATTCAAAGACTCCAACCTACACGGATAAAAAATGTGCAAAGGAGTTTTATGAATCATTGGCCTATTTAATTCCGTGTCCCGTTTGCCGAGAACACTACAAAAAGCATTTAACCGAAAAACCAATTAACACCTATCTGGATTCACGCACAGACCTTATTAAGTGGACAATCGATATTCACAATAAGGTCAATCAGACACACGGTAAACCTGAGTGGACAATGGAACAGGTACTTGCCTATTATCAAAAGGTAGGTGCCCGCAATCGTTCACCCGTTTGGACCAAAGAGGATATGAATGAAGTGGACTATCGCTCTTTTATTAAGGGTTTCATTACCGGCAGTATCATTTTATCAGCATTCGGTGGTGTATATTATATGCTGCATAAGAGCTAACAAAGAAAACAATGTATCATAACAGAGAAAATGGCGACGACAATGGGGCGATCATTTGAGAACCTGTTAAAGGGTGTAATGCCATCCACAGGAAATGCTTCCATAACGACTCCGACATCACGACCATCCAACTCAGGAGCATCTGTTCTTTCAGGTATATCACTTGGACCAATGATGGGTGCTACAAATGCAGCCGTTCTAGCCAGCAATAGCCCCATTAAACAAATCATCTCCTATGCACTTGCCATCTTGATTGTTGTATTCATCATTTTGCTTCTGGTACATTTCTTTATTCGTCCCATCTTTCAATTACGCCCAGGTGGTCCCGGTATTATTCCCGTTCCTGGAGGGGATGATGGAGTTCTCTTTTGGGATAAGGGATCATCTCTACAGATCCCTAATGCATCCCTTCCCATTCAGGGACTGAATATGAATTATTCCGTTAATCTGGACTTATTTATTCAAAATCCATTTCAATTCTCCCATCACGTCCGCGTGATCTTTAGCCGTGGTGCAACCAAGCGTCAGACGCCATCTGGCGATACAATGTTGGGCGTATTGGATAACTATAACTTGGCAGTTGGATTGTTACCTGATACAAGTGATTTAATGGTCTCTGTGCTGAATAAGGACAATAATATGGAAAATGTAATTATTCCCAATATACCCGTTCAGGAACCCTTTCGTCTAACAATGATTGTATTGGAGCACGCGTTAGAAGTCTACATCAATGGTCACTTGGTAAAAACACGTACATTTGATGCAGTACCTAAGAGCGTATTGGGCGATATCTTTCCTGCAGCAGGTGAGGAGATCAGCATTGCAAAGATGCGAAATCTAAAAATTTGGTCGCGAATTCTGACTACCGGCGAGGTACGTGATGCTACACCTGCATTGGCAAATGCAAAGGCATTTGGTGCAACGGCGATACCTTCCTCTACATCCTGTCCCCAGCAAGCATAAGAATCAAAAACATAGATAGGAGGATGGAATCACATCATATCATTGTCATTTTAATACTAATTGTATTTGTGGCATATGTCACATACAATATCATCTATCCAAGCGTAAATGCAGTAGATCGTTTAAAAGTAAAAACATCGCTTACCGACAAAACCCTCATTCTCGAATCGGATGAAACACAGAAGGTGTTGCTTGGTAGCAGTGGTTCTACGGTGATGGGATTTGTATTTATCGAAGGTGGTGATAAAACCGCGAATTATAAACAAGCCTACACACCGTTATTCTATGTGGATCAAAACTGGTACTTAGAAGTGGCACCAGCACCACCAGGAAAGAAGGAAACATCTACCCGTCTTCGTGTGAGAACCAATCACGGAGGACAAACAGTGGACGAACACATCGATGTTCCTCCTCTTCCTCGCCAAAAATGGGTGTTTATCTCTATTTTACGCGATGGTCGCCGATTTGATGTAATGTATGATAATAAAATTGTTGCTTCACACCGAATGCAGAATTATCCGGCCATTGTGAGCAGTCCGTTGATGGTAGGCAATAAAGGGTTTATTGGATCTGTCATACACGTTATTACAGAAGGTAAACGACTGTCTCCAAGCGATGTATCACGTATACGTGACAAGTATGTTGATACAAATGGTACGGTATTGGAGGGTAATACCTTTAATCTAAGTCTTCCAACCCTTGCATTTTTAGGACAATGTCCTTCCGGTTTGCCTTGCAATCCTGTTACGAAGCCACCAGGCAATAATCTGTTTAGCTGGTCTACTCCCTATGCCTAAAGATATAATTTGATCCCTATAGATTATCCGTGTATTTGACAGAATCATGGATAGTACTGTTAACTCGCCTGTTGGAAGAATTGTACCCATTTTGATCTTTTTTGCAGGGTTGATTGGTTTATATTATTTGTATCAGTATTTATTTGGACCCAAAACAGGAACTGTCTACAGTCTTCTTGCCACCCAAACAGATGCCAGTACGGATCCCGCCAAACCCATTGTTATTTCCTCTGAAAAGTTACCTCTAATATACGAAGGCGGAGAATTTTCAGTAAGTGCCTGGATCTACGTTAATAATTGGTCTTATCGCAGTGGAAAGAATAAGCACATTTTGAGCATTGGTGGTCGCAACTTTGATACCATTCGTGTGTATTTGGGTGGTGTCAAGCCAAAATTGAGTGTTCGTCTTCATACAAAGGAGGCAGGTGCTCCTACCAACGGCACACAGCCAACAGGCGGCACCGCAAGCAGTACGGGTCCAACGGAGTCATTGGATCGTGCCACATTGGCGATGACCTTTGATGGTCTTCAGACTGACTCTGGTCTGTTGGATTCCACACCAATGTGTGATCTCCCCGAGATTGATTTGCAGCGTTGGGTGAACATTGTGGTTGCGGTCAATGGACGCACGGTCGATGTCTATATGGATGGTAAATTGTCCCGCTCGTGCGTGCTCCCCTCCTTCTTTAAGGTCGATACACAGTATTCGGCGAATCTGCTAGCGTACGGTGGATTTGGTGGTATGCTAACATCAGTCAATATGTATGACACCGCCGTCAATCCCGAGTTTGTCTATAAGAATTATATCGCTGGCCCAGCACCTATTACCAGTATTAGCGAGTGGTTATCCAATATGCTTTTACCAGGTGTTTCCATTTCGGTTTCCTCCAAATAAATAATACAAATAAATAAAAGGAGACCCAATGTCTAATCAAGCATCAAACCAAGGGCTATTCGGCGCCTTCAATGCAAAACCAAATGCAAATGGTTCGTCCGGTGGTATGCTGCAGGAGCTGTTAATGGCATTAACCTTTGTCCTTGTCCTTTATTTTTCCTTTATGTTTCTGGAGCTGATCTACAAATATATCAATCGTATGGCGTTGAATCGTACTGAGTTACTCCCTTTCACGTGTATGATGGATGATAAAACGATTACGATACCACAAAATCCAAATGTCCGAGGATCCAATCCTGTAAGCATTTCGGATAACGAGCGATCAGGCGTAGAGTTCAGTTATTCTTTCTATTTGAATATTCATACGGCAGCCTTCCGTCAGGAATATGGTTTAATGCATATCTTCCATAAGGGTTATTCATCCCAGTTTCCTCTGTTGGCACCCGGTGTTTATATGCGATCCGATACGAATACCCTTCGTGTGTATATGAATACCTATCAGACGTGGAACAAATACGTGGAGGTGGAGAACATTCCTGTTGGAAAGTGGGTCCATCTTGCTATTATCTGCAAGGACCACGCACTCGAGATTTATGTAAACGGCAATTTGAGCCGCAAAATGACATTTGATGGTTTTGCCCCCTATCAGAATTATGAAGACATCTGTTGCTTTAGCAATCGTCGCATTACATTGAAGCACGCAATGATTCCATCCGTGGATGAGAATGGTTTTGATGTATTTGGTGCAACAAAGGGAATGTTGAGTCGTCTGAACTATTTCAGCTATGCACTCTGCTACGCTGAAATCCAGAAATTGATGAATGAGGGCCCCTCGTCTAAAATGGCCGACTCAGCACTCTCCGATGTTCCCCCCTATTTGGCTGATACCTGGTGGGCGAAATCATACTAATCCGCATTCTATTTTTCCTTCTATTTTAGATAATCGTTGAATATAAAGCATTCTACGATTACCTATTACAACAGTAGTAATGCCAGGTGGTGGACTTTTCGCATTAGTGGCCTATGGAGCTCAAAATGTGCTACTAAGTGGTAATCCCGACTTCACCTATTTTTATAAAACCTACAAAAAATATTCCCATTTTGCGGAAGAATCCGTCACCTTCTCAATGGATGGCCCAACAAACCTTTCCTACGATCAACCCGTCCAAGTCCGCTTTAAACTGCAGCGCATTGCCGATTTGGTACGTGATATGTATTTTGTATGTGATTTACCCGATATCTATTGCAAATACATTTCATTGCCACAAGGTAATCGTGTATCACAATATAATTTTGCCTGGACGGAATACATTGGTTGTCAACTCCTGCAAAGTGTTGCATTCTTCATTGGAGGCCAGAAGATCCAAGAGTTTAATGGCGATTATATGATTACAAAAGCACAATGTGATCTGGATGTTACTGCTTTCAAGAAATGGCAAACAATGGTGGGTCATCTTCCTGAACTATATGATCCTGCCGCAGGTCTATATGGTGGCGGTGCAACTGGAAAAGGATACCCACTTGTCTACAACAACAATGGACCCGATCCTGCCTCTACCACAACGCCACCCAATACAAATCGCCCTTCCATTCAAGGGCGTCGTTTGCAAATTCCACTTCCATTCTGGTTTGCGGAATCAACGTATGAGTCGTTGCCGTTGGTTTCGTTGCAGTATCACGAGTGTGAGATTCAGATTACGCTTCGACCGATTAATCAGTTGTATTCTATTTTGGATATTAATGGGTATGAGGTTGCACCAGGATTTCAATACAATCCATCGATTCTTCCGATGCAGCCCCAAAACAATTATTACACACCTGTTTCGAATATTTCAGATATTACGATTAACAACTTTTTAACAGATATTGGAACACCTGTTCCTTTGCTTAATACGTGGGCATTGAATCCACAGATTGAACTGACGTATGTCTACATTACAGATGAAGAGCGTATTAAGTTTTCAGAGGAGCCATTGCAGTACCTTGTACGTCAGATTACGAGTTATGTTTTTTCGGAGATTACAACACGCCAATTTGTGGAACTGGATACACATAATCCAATTGAGCGAATCTTTATTGTGCCACGACGATCCGATTCTTTGGTGTATCGTAACCAGATTACGAATTATACCAATTGGATTCAACCTGATAAACCCCCTTTTATCCCATCTGCGGTGTATACACCTGGTGGTACACTGATCAGTCCGGCCAATCCCTGGCCTCCTAATGTTAACCTAGTGAGCGCAACAGGTATGCAAGTGCTAAATGGCCAGAGATCTATTCTACGTACCTTTGCAATGTTGGGAGATGGCAATGTCTTACAGGAGGAGAAACCAGCAGAATACTATACACAACTCACTCATTGGAAGTATTGTAAGGGTGTTCCTGATTCTCAAATCCTGGTCTATCCTTTTTCGTTACATTCGCCCACTACGCAGCCCGATGGAAGCATCAATAGCAGCCGCATTAAGTCTCTGCAGATGGATCTGAATGTATACCCATTGCCACCAACCAGCCTGTATCAGTATAATATTTATGTGTATGTGGAGAGTCTGAATTGGGTGACCATTGCTTCAGGTATGGGAGGTTTGAAGTATGCATTATAAAATCCATCGTGGTCTTAGAGAATCCGATGGATACCGTTAAATCAGTCATTGGAGCCGTTCAGGAACACGTAAAGGGCCAATTATCTACGGTACTTGATAAGGCAGTATCGGTATTACAATCTACTACAATTGAAAAGAAACCTGAAAAGGATGAGATAAGCATAGAAAGCATATTATCTCAAAAAGAACCATTTGGCAATGAACCTGCACCGCCCCCTGCATCTACGGCAGATTTACAGAAAATGGCAAATGAATTTTTGGCAGGGCATTCCGATAATGAAGGCCTCACGATAGTTGGTCTAGTCATTCAATTTAAAGACTTTAAAGATCGAGGTAAATTTATTGAAGTTATCACTCTCGCAAAAACGATATTGCAGGGCAAATCCGAAGATTTGCAGAGTGATATCGACAAACTTGGAAATATGCTATTGGATGCAAAAACCACGAATCTGACCATATTGGGAAATATGCTAATTGATGGAAATGATCGTTCGTTTAGCTTTTCCCGCATATTAAAAAATATTCGTAATATGATTGGAGTATCCATTTTTCCACTATTATGTGTGCTAATGGCATCGTTTATCTCAAATGAAATGATTATGTATTCTCCGTGGATTCGTGCCATCTTTTTTGCATTTATCTTTTACATTTGCCTTGTGTTCAAAGTACCAGTTATGGTGATTGGGTCTTATTATGTATTGCGTTATTTGCACGGCAAGTTTGTGAACAATTTTACAGAACGACCGAAGGTGAAGGTATGGCCAACCATCTATTCAGTATTACCATTGCTGATTGAGCGTCCATTGCAGCCGTTGATGGCATTTTTTGCCTATCCATTTATGTATCCCAAAACGCATCTGGATCGTGTGCTATTAGATAAGGAAATGCAAATGTATGAGAAATCGCTGAGAAAGTCATTTCCCTATGGAGATGTAATGATGGAATCAGAAGAGTATAAAAGAAAGGCGGAATTAGCAGACGAGTTTTTGGATCATATGCACGATCCACCAAAGAAATCAGGGTCATCCGCACCTGAAACAGTGGAACCTGCTACCTTTTATGCCCCTATTGGCACCAATCAGATGAAGTAATTGATGATCTTAAAGAGTTACAACCCATTCTATCCAATGGAAGTATCAGTTGTCACTCCTACATACAATCGTCGTCGGTTTATTCCGACCTTGATCCAAATTTACAAGAATCAGACCTATCCAAAGGAGAAGATGGAATGGATCATTTTAGATGATGGTCGTGATAAGGTTGAGGATTTATTTGTGGAGGCTGCAAAGACGATTCCTAATCTGAGGTATATTCGTGAGGAGGAAAAGATGCGAATTGGTGCAAAGCGAAATCGTCTGAATAAGGAGGCGCGTGGTAGGATTATTATTTCGATGGACGATGATGATTATTATCCGCCTGATCGAATCAATATCATTATGGAGAAGTTTAATAAGTATCCACGAATCAATCTGGCAGGATCTTCTGAATTGTTAATGTATTATTATGATTTGAATATTGTGTATCGTGTGGGGCCATATGGTCCTAACTTTGCAACGAATGGTACAATGGCGTGGAGAAAGACATATTCGGATACACATCGATATGATGAGTTTGTGACGCACGCAGAAGAGTCTTCATTTTTGGATCAATATCGGCATCCAATGATTCAGTTGGATCCAATGACTACAAATGTGATGATTTGTCATCAGGATAATACGGTGGATAAGATGCAGCTGCGTAAAGATCACGAAGAAGCAAAAGGATTTGATAAAATCAAAATGAAACCGACCGCTCTTCAGTTGGAAGACCTGATAAAAGAACCTGAAATTCGAACATTTTACAGATCTCTTTAAGACGTATCTCCAACTCGTATCTCCAACCGATATCTCCAACCGCCTAAAGATTACTACAAACTAACTACATAATACGTAGAGAGAGTGTATGAGTGAAGAGTACCATTATGATAAGTTGGTACTACTTAACCAAGTGTACCAGCAGACACTAAAAGATGTAAAAGAGTATGATCCCATTCCAGGCATTAAAACAAAATTGTTTGTTCATCAGCAACAATTGATACAAGGAATGCATCATTATCGAATGAGAATGACAAATGGTTTTATGATTCAGAATGAGGCAATTAATAGTAAAATGGGTATTGTAGGAGATGGTCCAGGAACGGGTAAGACATTGGCGATTCTAGCCTATTTGGCATCGATTACGCAACCTTCTGCAGCAATGTCGTGTGAACTAACACATCATTCCTCCAAATATTTTTTCTCACATGAATTGTATCCTCATAAAGAACCATCGTCGCATTTAATTATTGTTCCCCATCATTTATTCACTCATTGGCAACACGAATTTCAACAACATACTACTCTCTCTTATCTTCCTATAGAGACCAAACGTGCATTGAAAGAAGAGGGGTTGCTTAAGAAGATTACCACATCGCGTATCATCTTAACCACTAATAAATGTTATAAAATGGTACAAGAATATGCAGATACAAATCATTTATCCTGGGATCATATTATTGTAGATGAGGCGGCATCGATTTATATGAAACCATCTGATCCTGCCTTTCGTTTTCAGTTTCTCTGGTTTATGACACACAATTGGATTCCTCTACTCTTTAAAACACCATCGATTCATAAAAGTACATTATTATATTTAAAAGACCGTGTAGAGATTCATAGTGAATTAGTTCAATGGTTAGAAGATTGTCCTTCTCTTCCTTATGAAAGTACATTAGTATCCTCTGCATTCTTAAAGGAGTATCTTCCTTTTTTTCATTCAAGAAGAAGTTTGTGTGTGTTGCGAACATCTGGATGTTCGCATCCATCCTTGCCATTGATTAAGGAATCTACGTTGATGTGTCGACCAACTACATCATTTAATGCATTGTGTAGTTTTTTTTTGGTACGAAACCGAGAGCCTCGTTTGACGAGTGCCCAGATCCCCCAATTGTTTCAGGGATTAGGAATTGTGTTTCAGTCTTTGAATGAGTATCTTCCTATGCAGCCAAGCAATCGGCATATTCAGATTGTAACAAAGACAAAAGAGAATGAATGTGTGATATGTTTGGAGTCGTGTGAATATCCTACAATGGTAAACTGTTGCTATAATGTGTACTGTGGAAAGTGTTTGTTACAGCACGTAATTATGCATCCGAAATGTCCTACGTGTCGTGAAGTGATCCAGCCATCCTCTATGAATTGTCTAAGTACGTTAACACACGAAGAGACATTGTTGGCTCGTAATAAATTAGAGGTGTGTATTGATTTATTGGAGAAAAATCCAATGGGTCAAGTGGTGATCTATTCGTCTTTTGATAATGTCTATTATCAGTTATTTGAGGAGATGAATCGGCTAGGATGGAAGGCGGAGAGAATAGAGAACAATCTATTTTATCTGCGAAAAACGATGAAGAACTTTCAGGATCGAAGCACACGAATCCTATTTATTTCGAACGTAGATGCAATCAGAGGTCTATCATTGACGTCTACGACTCACTTGATTTTTTACCACGAACTGCCTTCTTACGAGTGGAGGCAGGTGTTACTACACTCGTGTCAGCGTGTGGGCCGAGAAGGGCCGTTAACGGTCCTGCATTTAAAGTCGGAGATTCCAATTTAACACCGAGTGTATCATACAATTTACCAGTTTGCTGGGTGGCCCATTGGGTAACGCAGCGAAAGGGGATATGAAACTCATTGGCGACACGATTCATTTCTTTCCAGGCATTAAACAATGCGGATTGTTTAGTAAGTACCATTGTATAGACTAGATCGGCTGGTTCTGGAATAATGGCGGGTTTATCATAATGTTGTAAATAGAGATTAGGGTATTTCAGTTTGAGACGATAGGAGAGTGGCAACAAATTCCAGCATTGATGAAAAAATGCCCAGAAATCGGCGCGATCACTCCATCTCATAAAATCTAGCATTTTCTCATATGCTTCAAATGGAACGGTTTTCTTATCAGGTTGATGTTGTAGAAATAGGGGCAAGTTTTGATGAAAGAGAAGACCTGCGAGGTTTGCATCTTTGGTTTCTAGGTTTAATTCGTCATTTTCGCCCCAGTTTTCAAAGAGGGTAAACCAGGCTGCGCGAATGGCCACGTGAATATTGCGATCAAGTGCTTCTTCTTTGCCTTGTACATAACCGCCTGATTTATCCTGGTAGATCAGATTTTGAGATACTTTGCGGATGTCACCAAGGGAATACAATGAATCAGAAATATCTTTTTTAAAGAACTCTACCAGCTTTTCCTTTTTTGGCATATTCACAAAATGAACGGAGCAGTATTTTAGGAGTTGTTGCATAATACGACCCTCTAGAACATTACAAATAAGAATGAGAGGGCAATCATCCACAAAAGCGCGTTTTGATTTAAGATAATCGAGAAGTTCTTGAAGACCGCCTTTTTCGCCTTGGGAGAGGCCATCCATTTCATCGAGAAGAACGGCACGTCCATTTGGGGTGGTGGGATGAATCCACTTGCTTACACCGGTTTCAATGAGGAGTGGCATAATCGTTTGGCGAAAGCTGGAGCCTGTGCGGGTATGACTGGCATTGAACTCTTGAACCCAGAATTTACCCTGTTTGCAGACGCGATACACCATCGTTGTTTTCCCCACACCAGGTGGTCCAATTAGTAAAAACGCAGGATGAGAACGGGTCGTAAGCCATTTGAGCATCGCCTCCTCAATCTCTGGATGTAGACACGCAGTATCTTCTTCAGGTAAGCTGGTTCGGACCATTTATGATATCTTTATGGTAGTTCTTTACATCCCCTTATAAGTTTATTCAGTTAAGGATTATCAATCATTAACAAAAATACGTAATGTAATGCGTTCACCGAGAATTGAACTCGGATCTAGTCGTTGGCAACGACCAATTCTAACCACTAAACTATGAACGCGCCTTCATTACACTCTCTCCGTAGAAGTTTTTTTTGGAAAATAAACGCACTTGATTCCGTAAGTTAATGATCAATGATCCTTAACAATAGGAAGGCAATGCATTCATCGGGAATCGAACCCGAGTCAACCCCTTGGAAGGGGGTCATTCTACCATTGAACTATGAATGCCTTTTGTGTGTATTACCGCCTGTCACAATAGAGTCGTAGAAGGTTATTATGTAATTCATACGCAGTAGAGACGCAAGCGTCAGCACTTAGTAGGTAGGGCATCCACCAGTAGGGGTGGAACCAGAGCCAGAGCCATCGGCTTTGTCGGGTAGAATGCAGCTCTCACCGTTGGTAATACCCTCCCAGGTCAGACCAACTGCCATTGCCTTTTGGCACATTTCATTGTATCGCTTCATTGGATCAGACTCTTTGGAGCTGATGTCAAAGTAATACTCATTTTGGGTGGGCTCAGTGCCATCTTTGGGGAAGGGTTTGAGGCCTCCATTTTTGGAAATGCCAATCATATCCACGCAGGTATCGACTTTGGCGCCATTGACCGTACGTTGATAAAAGGTTAAATAGTCTGGGCAAGTGTTAACAAAGGGTGGCCAGTTGACCGGAGCTTGAGAGAGCATTCCTGATTTGGAGAACCACCGAAGACCGTAGATAACACAGACCGCAAGCGAACCTACAAAGAAGATGATGGCGGCCAATGGTTGACTGGATAATTTCATCGTGCCACCGATAACAATAAGGAGCGCAATAATAACATAGATTCCAAAGTAAATGTTAAACATCTTTCTATTAGCATACAATTATTTTTATGAAGTACTCTTGATAAAAATAGATATGTTAGATATGTATTAGTATAATATAAATAATACCACAATTGCTGTTGCAATATAGGGCAATTTACATCTGGCCGTTGCGCATCGAGCCAGCAGCATCTGGGATGACGGACATACCGCCGATGGTGATGGGGATGTAGAAGGTGCCATAGCTAGTGTAGGCATCTGGGGCAGCGGAGCCGAAGACAACGCCAAAGGTGGAGCCAGTGGCGCCGCCGATGAACGAGGTGATGGGGGCTGGGTTCAACAGCTGGATCTGGCGGAACCAGCCATAGTTGCCCGAGGAGCCAACCTGGGCGAAGATGGTCTTGCCGAGGTCACGAGCCATTGGGTAGGCTGGCAGAGCGGTGCCAGCGGTGGCCAGGGTCTGGACGAAGCCAGGTGGGTAGTTACCAACAACGTTGGAGGCGGACTTAACAAACTCATAGACGTTGGAAGTGGTCAGAGCGGAAGCGCTCAAGTACGACGAGGAGGATGGAACCTGCTTAATGAAACGAGTAATGGACGACATTTCTATATTCCGAGCTTAGAAAAAAAACACAGGTGGGAGGTAGAATGTCAACCGCCGGTGCACCCCTCCCCGATTTCGAACTCCCGTATACAAACTACGCCGTGGGCGGTCAAAATGGCCGAGTCAACCTCAATGCTCCCTCGGTAGGTAACACCGTACCAGATTCGGCTGGATTCAGCTATCCCAAGCAAACAGAAACCAGCTTTTCTGGTGATATGCTCCGGGGCAACTGGGACCATACAGCACTTTCTGATGCTTTTTTTACCCGTAAGAACGCCGATGTACTCCAACGAGCCATCAAGCAGGCGGTCTACCGTATGAGTGGCCCCAAGAAATACGTTATCGATGACCAAGATGTCGATGAACTTAAGATGATTATGCGAGCAATGTACTTGCAGTATGCCAAGAATCACCCGTACAATATTGAAGGACAGATCGCAGAACTCAATGATCTTATTGTAAAGTGGTCCGCTCCCCGTATTATGTCTGAAATCGAACAGTACAATTACTATTTGAACGACATCAGTCATCTGCCCGTACCAATTGCACAACCAATGAGTATGTCCTCTGCAGGCACCAAATCACTACCCTTCCAACCCCAAATGTAAAAAATCACATAAAGTCCATTATAAAAATCATTATACAATCAACTTTTGTTAATTATACAATGAAGTGTTAAATAAGGGCGATGTGGGTATTTGTGCTCATTTAAATTGTTGATAGACTTGGCGAATCTGTTCAATCGTATTCTGGTCAAAACCAAGTGGTTTCAATTCCTCTATCAAGCATTTCTTATGAAGTGGTGTTTCAGTAAGATACACATAACGATCAATGTACATATTGTTTACCAAGATATGCAATTGCTTTTCAGTAATCACCTTCTTTTTCAACAGTGTTTGAATAATTGCAGTAAGCTCCTTAAGAGGGCGTCGGTTTGATAACCAGTCTGCATCATATGCCTGAAACTTATCATCAACTATAATCTTTGGAGCACCCTTATTGACACGGTACATTATTTCATATAGGCGATCTGCCTTCTGCTGTGGTGTTTCACGATTCATTGAAGTATTTATCTTTGCATTCATTTTACGTAATGGTATCATCAAATTTTGAACAGCTACACGACCACCCTTTCGTGTACGCTTTCGCAAATTGCGTCTTGCTTTGCGTGTTGCAGAACGTTTGGATGATTTTCTTCCACCAGATTGAAAGAACTCTTTTAAGATCTTATTTGATAATAGCTCACACTGTGTTACTTGCATAATAACCTTATATAATCTATAAGCTTCCGCTTGATTAAGATTCGGATCATTATATCCACGAATATGTTCTAAAAATTGTGGATTGTATTTACCAGCACATTTATCATCTATTTTTGTGCAATTATCGCATTCTTGATTAACATTGCTAGTAATATATTTTCCATTTATCATACCTTTTGCATAGGATGTAGAAGTTAACCGATTAGAGTTCCATTCTGTATCCGATTGTGGAAAATAAGAAAACTGTCGCTTATTAATCGGATCAATCCAATAATTAGATAAATAGGTACCGTCATTATTGGAATGATAGAGATTAATAAAGGGAAGCATTGCATATACATTATCTTGAGCACCCGTTACAGAATAGTATAAATGCAATAATTGTGTGATAATTCTGGTTCTCTCATCCTTTGTAGTGCAGTTCTCATTAAAAAAATATGGATAACCAATATCATAAGGCCAATGATCATCATATTTATCTTTATTAAGTGTATATTCAGGTAATAAACCATTTTCTTTTGATATTTTTAATAGATTATCAATTGATTCCATTCCATTTTTCTTATATAATGCAAAACTAAGTTCAAAGAGATTCTGAAGCATATGAATGAAATGATTGATATAATGCGAATCAAACGTACTATGCCCCAGACGAACTTCAACTGTTCCAGATGACCCTACAC